CCAAGAAGAACAACACCGACATGTACGTGGAGCTGGTGAACGGCTCGATTATTCAGGTGGGCGGCTCCGACACCTACGACGCCTGGATGGGCACCAACCCGGTGGGGATCATCTTCTCCGAGTACAGCCTGCAGGATCCCTATGCCTGGGAGTATTTCCGCCCAATCCTGGCCGAAAACGACGGCTGGGCCCTGTTCATCTACACCCCCAGGGGCCACAACCACGGCTACACCCTCTGGCGCAACGCCATGCGGCTGGCCAAGCGCGAGGGATCCGGCTGGTTCGCGCAGCTGCTGGACACCAACCAGACCGGGGCGATCTCACCCGAACGCATCCAGGAGGACATCGACAGCGGCATGAGCCAGGAAATGGCCGAACAGGAGTACGGCGTTTCCTTCGATGCCTTCAACTTCGGCGCTGTCTACGGGCGGCAGATGAAGAAGGCCTGGAAAGAGGGCCGGATCGGCTTCTTCCCGGCAGAGCCCGGCTTTCCCGTGCACACCTCCCAGGACATTGGCCTGGGGGATCTCAATGCGATCTGGTTCTTCCAGATCCTTGGCGAGGAGGTGCGGATCGTCCACTACTACCAGAATTACAACGAGCCCATGGGGCATTACATCGACTATATGCGCGAATGGTGCAAAGAGCATGACGCGCCGCTGGGGGACTGCTACGTGCCCCACGATATGAAAGTGCGCGAGTACTCGAGCAACCGCCGGCGCCTGGATATCGCCCTGCAGGACCACGGCATGGACTATCAGCTGGTGCCAGATATCCCCAAGGAGGACGGGATCGAGGCCGTCCGGGTGCTGCTGCCCCGCTGCAGGTTCAACGAGGAGGAAACCAGCCACGGGCTGGCCTGCCTCGAGGAATACGGCTACGAGTACGACGACAAGCAAAAGACATTTAAGCGGACCCCGGCCCACAACTGGGCCAGCCACGGCGCCGACGCCTTCCGCTACCTGGCGGTGATCATCAAGGAGAAACTGGTGGCTGCCCGCTCAGGTGGCTATTCACAGACCGCCAAGGCGCTCGCCGCCGGCGAACAATGGAGCCCCTTCGACTGATGCCATTCACCAACCAGCGCCCGCATTCACTGTTTGACCACAACCCCCTACAGGACGGGGAGGTGGACGTGGATTGGATCCTAATCTTCGAGGACACCGAGGCCGAATACTGGTGGAGCAGGATCCTCAAGCCGGGCTTTCAGCACGTGACGGCAGTCCGCTGGGACGGCTACAACTGGGTGATGGTGGCGCCCCTGCTGGGGGTGATGCGGGTGGAGATCCTGCCGTTCAGGTACCACGAGAGGCCCGAAACGTGGTGGATCAGCCACGGCAAGACAAAACCCACCTTCATGCACGTTAAGCGCCGCACTAACCCCAGGAAAGTCAGAAATCCGCTGGTTTGGGGGCCGGTAACGTGCGTTGAAACCATAAAATCGCTGCTGGGGGTGGGAAAATTTGCTATTTTTACGCCATACCAACTGTATCGGCACCTTAAAGGAGACGACCATGGGTAGTGGTGGCGGCGGTGGGGGCGGACCCACAGACGAGCAGCGCGAGCTGGAGGAAATGCAGCTGGAGGAGCTTAAAGAGCTGCGCCGGCGAGAGGCCAGGGCCAGGGCGGCGGTGAGCCGTTCAAGGCGCGGGCGCGCTTCCCTGCTGCGCAATCAGGGCGGCGAGGCCGGTATCCCGAGCGGTAACGACACATGAAGAAGCGCGATCAGCACGTAACCACCGGCAAGCGCCAGCGCCGCGGCAAGCCCAGCAGCAGGCGCCCCAGGCGCGGCGATAGCGTAGGGCCCAGCTCCCCGCGCTACAGCGGCACATCAAACGCCCCTATTGAGCCCGTGACGATTGAGGGCGAGCGCCAGGACGCAGTACCCAAGCCTGGGCAGCAGCCGGGGCGCCCACAGAGGAGACAATAGCAATGTCCGACTTTCAGCTACCCACATCCGCCCAGGTGCAGCAGCGCAATGCAACCGAGGATCGCCGCCGCTCAGTGAGGAACCAGCAGCGGCGCACCAGAACTGCAGGCACCTGGACCGACAGATCCATGATGGCCGGCCCCACCTACCGCGGGCAGGGCTTGAATCGCAACCTTGGAGCCTGACATGCCTAAGACGCCAACTACCCCCGAACGTCCCAGCTACATGGACGACGCCAAGGCGCTGATCAAGCGTTTCGAGTCCGCGGCCCAGCGCAAGGCCTTGTGGAATGATCACTTCGAGCAGTGCTACGCCTACGCGCTCCCCCACCGCGAACACTTCAACGGCGAGGTGCGGGGCGCCAAGAAGAACACCCACATTTACGACAGCACCGCCGTGGACGCCGTGCAGCGGTTCAAGTCTCGCCTGCAGGCGAACGTATGCCCGCCCTGGCGCCAGTGGACCAAGTACACCCCCGGGTCAAACACCCCCAAGAAGGAGCGCGAGAACACCAAGCTTATCGAGGCGATGGACGACGCGACCGATATTTTCTTCGACCACATGAACCATTCCAATTTCGACGTGGAGGTGAATGAAGCCTTCGGCGATCTGGCCGTCTCCACCGGCGCGCTGCTGTCCGAATACGAGGTGCGGGAGGGTAAGCTGCGGCTGATCTTCACTGCCTGCCCCCTGGGGGAGCTGGTGCTGGAGGAGGGGCCGAACGGCATTATTGAAACCGTGTGGCGCCAGCGCAAGATCCCGCTGCGCAACGTGGAGCGCACCTGGAAGGGCGCCAAGCTGGAGGGGAAGCTGGCAAAGCAGGCCGAGAGCAAGCCGGACGAGGAAAAGGTCTTCGTGGAGGGGGTGGTCTATGACCCCGAGGCAGACCACTACTTCGGCGTGGCCATCGAGAAGGGCAGCAAGGCCATTGTCTGGCGCGGGGATTACAAGGTGAGCCCCTGGATTGTCTTCCGCTGGGCGGTCAAGCCCGGCGAGATTTACGGCCGCGGCCCGGTCATGTTTGCCCTGCCCGACATCCTCACGGCAAACAAGGTGGTTGAGTACGTGCTGCGAAACGCCGCCATGGCGATCTCAGGGGTCTACACGTCGACCGATGCCGAGGTGGTCAACCCCTACACCGCCCGGTTCGCCCCATCAATGATCATCCCGGTTCGCTCGAACGACAACCAAAACCCCACCCTGCGGCCCCTGGAGCGTTCCGGGGACTTCAACGTGGCGCAGCTGGTGCTGGATGAGCTGCGCGAGAACATCAAGCGAGCCCTGTATAACAACCTACGCACCGCCGAGGGCCCGGTGAAGTCGGCCACCGAGATCGCCCTGGACCACATGGAGCTGGTACAGGACACCGGATCCGCCTTCGGGCGCCTGCAGACAGAGCTGATCGCCCGGCTTGTGCGGCGCGTAAGCCACATCCTGGCCAAGGAGGGCAAGCTGCCCGAAATGCTGATCGACGGCGAGGACGTGGACCTGCAGCACACCAGCCCGCTCGCCCAGGCCCAGGATCAGGCGGACATTATCACCGTCCAGCAGACCCTGGAGACGGTCATGCCGCTTGGCATGGAGGCTGTCGGCGTGAGTCTGCGGGTGGAGGATATCCCCGGCTATGTGGCCAAGAAGGCCGGCTTCCCCGGCGAGCTGCAGCGCGAGGAGGGGGAACAGCAGACCATGAAAGAACAGATCCGCGACCTGGTTGTGCAGCAGATCGCGGCCCAACAGGCAGCCCAGCAGGGCGGAGGTGACAAGTGAGCGACAGAATGACAGAGGCCCTGCGCGAGGTGGGCGACCTGAACGGCTGGGACGTCCTGGACCTGGACAATCAGGCCTACAAGAACCTGCAGCGGGTCAGTGAGGAGGAAGCAGCGGCCATGACCGCTGCCTTTCATGCCTGTTTCACCGCCCCGGCAGGCAAAAAGGTGCTTGACCGCCTGATCGCCATGACCCTGATCAGTCCGACCATTCACCCCAACGACACCCAGTTTCAGGCCGGCATCCGCGAGGGCCGCGCTGATCTGGTACGTCAAATCCTGCGCGAGATCGCCCGCGCAGAGAACCTGTAGGGGGCCGCCATGTTCAAGTGGATCAAAGAGAAGATCAGCGACTTCCTGGCATGGCGCCGCGGCGAGCGCAGAATTGCCCCACCCGGCACCCGTGGCCGCGTCTATGCAGGGTCAAAGGACAGCGCCACCGACGTTCACGGCTCCAAGGCGGAGCCCAAGATGGTGCTTAAAGCCCGAATCCTGCGCGCCAACGGCGACGTGGAGGAGCTGGGCGTAATTTCCGACAACGTGAGAATTGAGCGAGGACAGGAAAATGGCTGACATCTTCACAGCAGTAGGCGAGGGGTTTATTGTCGACCTCCTGGACGCTTTCGGCAACTACTACGGCGCCTGGGGCACCGGGGCCGGGACGCACGACAAGAACAGTACAACCCTTTTTACCGAGGCCAGCGAGTCGCGGGTGATCACCACCGACACCCAGCCGGCCGCCGATACGATGCAGTGGCTCTACACCATGACCGCGGACGGGGCGAAGACGATCACCAATGCCGGGATCTTCGATGCTGCCAGCAGCGGCAATTTGGTGGTTGCCTCTGACTTCACCGGGATCGCCCTGGGCGCCGGGGACAAGATCGAGTTCACCTTTCAGTTGCAGCTTGGCTAGGTGATCCGTGGCGGTTCCGGTCCTTGAGGACTTCACCTCCAATAACACCGGCGGGAGCAATAGCGACGGGATCACCCTGAGCTATCCCGCCACGGTCAATAGTGGCGATCTGCTCATCGCGCTGGTGGGCAGCGATAACACCTTCGGCGGCGACTATTGGGACACCATCACCGGCTGGACCCGGATCGGCACCTGTGGCGACACAACCTCAGACTGCAGCGGCGCGGCCTATTACCGGGTAGCCGACGGGAGCGAAACCGGCACCGTCGACTTCACCGAGGGCGGCTTCACCAACAACGCCACCGGCTACATGCTGCGGATCAGTGGGGCGGACGGCACCAACCCCATCAATGACTCCGCCTTTGGCCAGAGCAGCAGCAGCTCCAGCTCCCACACCGCGCCCAGCGTCACCACGGACGTTGACGACACGCTGAACATCGCCGGGATCGTCACGGATGGCGGCGATCTCGCACCGTTCACCGTCACCGGCACCGGGTGGACTGAGGAGGCAGAGCAGCAGAACAGCAATAGCGGCACCACCGCGGCCCAGTGCTTCGCCAGCAAGGAGCAGGCCAGCTCAGGCTCCAGCACCGGGGCGACCTTCGGCTGCAGCGCCAGCGACGGGGCCGCCTACCTGCAGCTGGCCGTGGCCCCGACCACCGGCGGCGCCTCAACCACCCCCAAGTCAGTCAGCGCCAGCGCCACCGGCACCCCGTCAGCCTCCCTGGCCATCGAATACCTGCAGTCCGCGCAAGCAACCGCCACCGGCACCCCCTCGCTGGGCCGCCTGATTGGCGCTATCAAGCAGATCGCCGCCACCGGCACCCCCTCGCTGGCCACGGTAGCCACCCACTACAAGCAGGTTTCGGCGAGTGCCACCGGCACCCCGTCGCTGGCCTACTCCTCAGTGCTGGGCATGCTCCTGCAGGTCACTGCCACCGGCACCGCCAGCGCGGCGACTGTCACGCAGTGGTACCACGACGCCCAGGCAGCAGCCACCGGCACGGCATCCAGGCTGTCCGAGCTGTTCAACGCGCCAAGCATGACGGCCGTTGCCACCGCGGCCGTGGTCCGCAAGGTCATGCGCACCGTTCAGATCGGCGCCACGGGTACCGCTTCGCAGGAAAACGGTCTATTATCACAGCTATCGCGTGGATTTAGCGCCACCGGCACCGCAAGCAGCGCGCAGTCCTACATTGCCGGGCTGTCCGTGCAGGCGGGGAGACTACTTAGGGCGATCAGGCGCGTACTGCTGCGCCCGCTCTTGAGAAAAATCTTTAACGAGGAGGAGTAGATGGCCACGGTACAGAAGACGATCACGGCAGAGGATACCTGGACCGACTGGCTCCCGTTCCGCGGATCCGGTCGGCATGAGTTCGCCCTGGACATCGCCGGCACCTTCTCGGCCACAGTCACGGTGCAGATCAGGCGCTCCAATGGGGACGCCGTGATCGACCTCGAGGACTTCACCGAGGCCGCTGCGCGGATCGGGGAGAATGTCGGATCCTTCGATATCAGGGCCGGCGTGAAGGCCGGCAACTTCACAAGCGGTGAGATCAACGTAGAGCTGAACGACTAACCCAGGCAGAAAAGGAGAGTATAAGATGTTGATTAATAAGCACTTTTTCAAATACTACGAGGAGGCTGGCGATGAGGGCACCCCTGGCGGTGGTTCTGGCGGCGACGGCGATCCTGGACAGGACAAGGGCGATCCCGGTGCAGGTGATGGAGATTCTTTGTTGGCTGGCGCTGGCAACAACCGCGGATCCGGCGATGCTGGCGATGGTGATCCCGGTGATGGCGGCGAGGGCAGCAAGGACTGGTTCCTGGCCGAGGGGGTCAAGGGCGAAGGGGACAAGCCGGATTGGTTCCTGGCCGACAAGTACAAATCGGTGGAGGAGCAGGCAAAGGCTTACCCGGAATTGGCAAAGAAGCTGGGAGGCTTTACGGGAGCCCCCGAGCAGTACGAGCTGACGATGCCCGAGGGGATCGAGGGCGAGGTACGCACCGAGGATCCCCTGCTCACCACGTTTGTGGATGTGGCCAAAGAGCTGAACATGAGCCAGGACGCCTTCAACAAGGTGCTGCACACCTACATTGCCCAGGAGGCGGAGGCGATCAATACGGACATCGCCGGCGAAATGGAGAAGCTTGGACCCAACGCCAAGGCCCGCGTGGACGCCGTAGCTGATTGGGCCAAGGCAAACCTGGACGAGGAGCAGTTCTCGGCGGTCTACAACATGGCCACCTCGGCGGCGAACATCCAGGCCCTGGAGGCGATCATTGGCATCAACCGCGAGGGCCGGCTTGGCAATGATGGGGGCGGAAACCCCGGGATGTCCAAGGAGGAGCTCAAGGCCATGCGCTTCGCCACCAACGAGCACGGGCAGCGCCTCATGGAGGTAGACCCCGAGTACCGCCGCAAGGTGGAGAAGGCCTACCGCGATGCCTACGGCGACGCCCCGCGCAAGGAGATCGTCCACGGACGCGGCGAATAGCCACTACCCCACAGCCCCAGCGGCTTGACTGTGCCGCCGCTGGGGCTATAATCCCCCGTAACACCCACCACAAGACGGACACCCTGGATCCCCAGGCCCGCAACAGGTAGGCATCCACCCGGCCCGCCATGCGGACACCCGGAAAAGAGCTAGTAACTATTCTTTTTCGACAATGAGGATCTAGTCATGTCTAAGCATCTTTCAGCAGCAGCCCAGGAAGAGTTTGACGACGAGGTAAAACACGCCTTCCAAACCATGGGCGGGCTCCGCGATACCGTCACCGTCCGCAATAACGTGGTCGGCGATACCTACAACTTCCGCAAAATGGGCAAGGGCCTTGCCAACCAGAAGGCCACCCAGGAAGACGTAACCCCGATGAACGTGAGCCATTCCAAGCCGCAGGCCACCCTGACCAACTGGAACGCTCCCGAATACACCGATGTTTTCGACGCCGCCGAGGTCAACTTCGACGAGCAGCAGGAGCTGGCCTACACCATCGCCGCTGCCCTTGGCCGTCGTCTCGATCAGCTGATCATCGACGCCATGGACAATGCCAGCGCCTACGCCGGCACCGTCACTACCGCCATCGGTGGCGCGGACTCTGGAATGAACGTCGCCAAGGTGCGCCGCGCCAAGCGTTACCTGGACGATAAGGGTGTGCCGGGCATGGACCGTCACATGCTGATCTCCGCGATCGGCCTGGAAACCATGCTGGCGGAGACTGAAACCACCAGCTCCGACTACAACACCGTTAAGGCCCTGGTGAGCGGCGAGCTGGACACCTTCGTGGGCTTCAAGTTCCACGTCATCGAGTCCCGCGACGAGGGCGGCTTGAGTGTTGGCGCCGGCGACGTCCGCGACGGCTTCGCCTACCACAAGAGCGCCATCGGCCTCGCCATCGGCATCGACATCCGCACTGAGGTGAACTACATCGCCAACAAGACTTCCTGGCTGGCGAATGGCCTCATGAAAGCGGGTGCTGCCATCCGCGACACCGACGGCATCGTTAAGGTCCAGTCTGACGAAACCTGATCGCCGGCCTGATAACACTGGTAATTACTGAGGAGATAGCACAATGGCTTTTGATCGTGACAACTTCTGTGCAGCATCCAGTCAGGCCAACGACAGCGCGCCGCGGCTCTGGATGTATCGCACTACCGACACCCTGGCGGACTGCAACACCGCCGGTTATTTCAACTCGGTGGTCAATGAGGTCAACGTGGGCGACCTGATTTATGCCCATGTGGACACGGACGGCACCCCCGCCTATGTCCTGTTGCCCGTTGTCTCTAACGATGGTTCCGCAGTGGACGTGTCTGACGGCACTTCCCTGGAAACCACCGACACGGACTAGAGTTAGCCCTTTGGGCTGCCTGGGAGGGGGCGATGGCTTTGGCCTTCGTCCCCTTTTTTACATCTGGAGACGCCGCCATGCTCAACGACACCGACATTTCAGTTTGTTCTCACGCTCTTGTCATGATCGGGCATAGCCCCATCAACTCCCTTTCTGAAAACCCGACGGCTGACGAGCTATTCCCTGGCATCTACAAGGCTTTCCTGTCCGCCCGGCGCTGGACCTTCGCAAGTGGCAAAGTTGCCCTTTCCAGGCTTGTGGACGCCCCCCTGAACGAATACACCTACGCATTCCAGCTGCCCACCGAAATGCTCAAGCTTGACCGGGTTTACCCGTCCGGGGTGAGGTATCGCATCTATGGCGACAAGCTTTATGCCAACGTGAGGGAGATCGAGATCGACTACCGCTATCAGGTGGACCTGTCGATCGTCCCGGCGGATGCGGTAAAGGCCCTCGAGTACAAGGTAGCCGCGGATCTCGCCATCCCGATCACCCGCAAGGCGGACATCGCCAACGAGTACGAGGGCAAGTTTAAGGAATCTTGGTTTATCGCCGCCACCGCAGACAGCCAGCAGCAGCCGGCCGACGAGCCGCTGCACCAGCCGTTTATTAGCGCGAGGTACTAGCCATGCCTATCGTCCGCGCCCTACAAAGCACATTCAACGCCGGCGTAGTTGACCCGCTCCTGGCGTCAAGGGTCGACCTTGCCCAGTACTACCGCGGGATGCGCGTAGGGCGCAACGTGATCGTGAGCCCGCGGGGCGGTGTGCGACGTCGTGGCGGTACCCTGGCGCTGGGTGAGCTGCCACAGACGATTTCCAGGATCACCTCCGGGATCACCGCCACCGCACCCGAGGGAGGCACCGCCGGCAACGCCAACGACGGCAGCACCGGCACATCCGTTATCTCGACCACCCCGATCAACGCCCTGGACCCCTACGTGCTGATCCACTATGACCTGGGGAGCGCCAAGACGATCACGTTTGCCGATGCCGTGGGGCTGTCCATGTCCGGCAGCTCGACCGACGAGTGGGCGATCCAGTTCAGCGACGACAACAGCACGTGGTACACGCTGCAGGGCGCCCTGGGGACGATTGACACCGTGGCCAGCACCCACCGCCGCACCGGCCCGGTTACAGCGCGTTATTGGCGTGTGGCGAAGGTGGGGGGCACCACTGTGGGCGCCGTGACCGCTACCCTGCAGGAGTTCAACCTGTGGGAGCAGTCCGGCACCTACGGCAACGCGGTGCTGGCCGAGTTCGCCTTTAACGTCGATCAGGTGTACATGCTGGCCTTCACGGACTACAACATCGACGTTTACCGCTCCGGCGTCTATCAGGTATCGCTCCGCAGCCCCTACAGCAGCGCCGCGCTGGAGGAGATCACCTTTACCCAGTCGGTGGACGTGATCCTTTGCTTCCACAAGGACGTGAGGACACAGCAGCTGTCACGGTACACTGACACCGATTGGCAGTTTTCCGGGATCTCCTTCTCGAACATCCCGCAATACAACTTTGGCAGCGGCGCCGAGGACGTGATCAGCACCACCCGCGGCTGGGCCCGGTGCGGCACCTTCCACGAGGGGCGGCTGTATATGGGCGGCCTTCGCAGTCGCCCGGCCTCCATCCTGGCCTCCAAGACAAACAGCTTTTATGACCTCGACGAGGGCACCGGCCTGGATGACGAGGGGTTTCTGCGCACCCTGGACACCGATCAGCTCAACGCGATCCAGTACATTGTTTCCGGCCAGGATCTGCAGATCTACACCTCCGGCGACGTGTTCTACTGCCCAAGCTCGCCGATCACCCCGGCGAATGTGGCCTTCCAGTCGCAGTCAGTCTATGGCTGCGCCGCCATCAAGCCGGTGAAAATCGACAACGCCGCCCTTTATATGCAGTACAACAGCGACGTATTGCATCGCTTCCTCTATGACTTCGGCCAGGACAGCTACGTGGCCATGCCAACCACCCTCACGGCCGGACACCTCATCGAAAACCCTGTGACCATGGCGGCGATCCAGGGCGGCACCACCGAGGACGACAGCAACTATGTGATGGTAATCAACGAGGACGGCAGCGTGGCGGTCTACAACACGCTTTCCTCCGAGGAGGTGAGCGCCTGGACCGACTGGACCACTGACGGCAACTTTAAGGCCGTGGCGGCGGTTGAGTCCGATCTGTACTTCGTGGTTCAGCGGACCCTGAACGGCGGCGAGGCATGGTTCATCGAGCTTTACGACGAGGCCACATACACCGACTGCGCCCTGCAGGGCACGGAAAGCCCGGCCACGGACACGATCACCGGCCTGGACCACCTCGACGGGGAGGAGTGCCGGGTACGTGGCGATGGGGCCGTGCTGGCCAATGTCACGCCGTCCAGCGGCAGCGTAACCCTCGAGCACTCCGTGGAGGAGTGGGAGATCGGCCTGGACTGGCAGCCCGAGGTCCAGACGATGCCGCTGAATATGGACTTCCAGAACGGACCAACCTTTGCGGAAATGAAAAGGCTGGTACGGGCCGTGCTTTATGTAAACGAAACCCTTGGGCTCATCGTCAACGGGCGCCGTATCGCGGATCGCCAGTTTGGCGCCGTGCTAAATACCGCCCCGATCCCCTATACTGGGGAGAAGGAAATTTGGCTTTCTGGCTGGGATCGTGAGGGGGTCGTAACAATTACGCAAGAGGATCCCGTTCCGATGAACATTCTTGGAATCATGTTGGAGGTGGAGGCTTAGCCATGGCGCAATATACGATCCCGCTAATGATGGCCTCCACGGCCATTTCGCTCTATTCGCAGAGGACGGCCGCCAACGCTCAGCGGGCACAGACAAGGCAGGCGGCCACCGCTGCGCGCCTCGAGGCCCAGGGCGAGCAGATCGAGCGCCGCCGGCGCCTCCTGGCCACCCTGGCGGCGCAGAACAATGCTGCAGGATCCTCCGGGCTCACGCCCAACGAGTCGTTCACCAACATGCAGCAGAACGATCTGGCCATGTACGATCTGGACATCGCCAGGGCCGAGGCCGAGGCATCTGGAACGCGGCGCGCCTACCAGCTGCAGCAGGCCAGCACGACGGCGCAGGCAAACGCTGGCATGGCGAGCACCGTGGCGAGCGCCGGCTACCGCTATTCGCTGATGGCATAGGGGACAGACAATGGCAGACATCCCGCGTTACAAGCCCGACAGCCCGCGCTTTCGCCCTGTGACCGAAACAGGGCAGGCCCAGGCCTGGGGATCGCTTGCGCAGCGCATGGAAGACTGGAGTGCGCGGTTTGCTGATCTCGGAGTGCAGCAGGCCCGCCAGGAGGGCGCCCAGCAGGGTGCGCAAGAGGGGGCGCAGCCCGGCAAGCCCGACATCCCCGACGAGCCAACAATCAACGTGCGCGAGAATGCCCGGCGCGATGCCGCTCTGCTGGCCCACAAGGCGCGCATTCAGTCAGATATCCGCAACCGGGCGGCAATGCTCGAGGCAGAGCACCAGATGGACCCCGAGGGGTTCCAGGCGGCCATGGAGGGGTACGGCGAGGGGCTTATGTCCGAGGTGCACGATCAGGCAAAGCCGGACGTGCAGCTGCTGCTGGAGGACTACGGCGGCCGCGCCTTCACCCGGATCAACACCAGACTGGCCGATCAGGCCTTCAAGGACGACGTGCTGGAGATCGAGAATCAAGTCACCTCGCTGTCTGAGGAGGCGCTTACCTACGCCAGGGACAACGACGAGGCGGGACTCTACAAGGCCAAGGCCAGGCTGCAGTCCCTGCAGGCCCAGGCGGTAAAGTCCAACATCATGACGCCGGCCCAGGTGGAGGCGCAGCTGGTCGCCCTGGATGATGCGATCCTGGTGGAATCTGCTGTTGGCGAGTTCTCGCGCACCCTGTACGGCGAGGGTATCGAGGAGGCCGAGGAGGTGCACCGCAACTTTCAGACGGCAGATCTCAAGTCACTGGGTATGGATGCCGCCATGCGGGACAAGATCGAGGGCAAGATGCGCGCCTTGATCTCCCAGGAGCAGGCCAGGATCAACCGCGAGGCGGCCAGGGAGAAGGCGGCCAGCGACGCCACCGTAAAGGCGCTGAGGGAGGAAACCAAGGATATGGCCTACCTCCTCGAGAACGGGCGGCTGGACGAGCGCGCAGAGGGGCGCCTGGAGCAGCTGCTGGAGCTCACCGCCGGCACCGAGTTGCACAGCACCCTTACCGACGCCCTCACCACCTACGACGCGGTGGACAAGTTCAACCGGCTTTCGGTGGCAGAGCAGGAGGCCTACCTGGATCAGCTGCAGGAGTTCGAGGACGCCGACAGTCTGCGCCTTGCCGAGAAGCTGGAGAAGGTGGCCACAGAGCGCCGCCGGGCCCTGGAGGACGGCAAGGGGCTGGATCTCTACTACTCCGACGGTTACGCGCCGGCACCGGCGCCCCTGGACTTCGGGGATGAGGACTCGCTGCGCGCCGGGCTGGCACTCCGCAACGAGCAGGCGCAGCAGGCATCAAGCCTGTATCAGTACCGAGTATCCCCGCTGCGTGACGGGGAGATCTCCATGCTTACCGAGTACGTGGCAGAGGCCAGCGCCCCCGAGAAAATGCGCCTGCTTGGCATTATGTCCGGCGAGCTGGGCGGAAACTTCCTGCCCGCCATGCGCGACATCGACAAGAAAGGCGGTACCACCCTGGCGATGGCTGGCGGCCTGATGAGCACCACCGGCCAGGAGCCGGCACGGCTGCTGCTGCGCGGCGCTGAGATCATGCAGGAGGCGCCCGAGCTGATGCCCCAGGGCACCGAAAAGTCCATTATGGATGCCGACATGAGCGAGCAGCTTGGCCCGCTGTTCCTGGCCAACCCACGGCACCGCGGCGCCATGAATCAGGCGATCCGCGGGATCTACGCCGGCCTGTCGGCCAAAGAGGGCGCCGTGAAAGGAGAATATGATGCCTCGCGTCTGGAGACGGCGATCACCCTGGCCACCGGCGGGGTACACCGCTGGGAGGGCAGCCGCTGGGGCGCCAAGGAGAGCGTGATCACCCCGCCTGTTATCGGCTGGGATGAGGACATGACCAAGGAGTGGCTGGACGAGAAACTGAGCCCCGAGGACATCGACGCGCTTGGCGGCGTGGCCGGGTTCAGTAGTGAGGAGTTCCTTAAGCTGTTCCGTCGTGACGGGGTGCTGGTGCCTGTTGGCATGACCTCAGATCAGGGCCGGCCAGCGAGGACGCGCTACCTTGTTTTTTTCGGGGACAAGCCGGTAAAGAGCGGCGAGGGAAAGCCCTTTATCCTGGAGTATCGCCATGACCTTTAGTGTATTCGAGGATGACTACCAGAAGGTGATCAGGGAGGCAGAGCAGACCCAGCACGCCACCCGCCGGGACGCCGCCGCCACCTTCGGCGAGGTGTACGGCGCCGCCTATGATGCTTTTGTGTCCGAGGACCAAAGCACCTCGAGGATGAATCACTGGCAGGAGCATCTGCGCCCGCGATCCCGCAAGGCCGGCGAGCTGCTGGGGGTTGACCCCGAGGAGGCGGAAGACCTGGGCAGCTACTACTACAGCCTCACCCGCAAGGATGACCCCCTGGCAAAGTCGGTGCGGGAGCTGTACGACAGCGGGCAGGTAACCTATGACCCGGGCACCAACACCCTCAAGGCGAACAGCCCGAGGGCGCGCTGGTGGCTCAACGGCTACACCGGCCGCGCCGACTATTCCAAGTATTTCAGGGCATACGCCCAGGTGCAGCAGGCGCGCAAGATTGACCCCACCATGGCCAGCGATGAGCAGATCGCCTCCCAGGTCATGGAGAAGGCGAAGAAGATCCGCGAGGAGGCCGCCGCCACCATGCAGCGCGGCCGCGGCGCGTCTGGCGTCCTTGGCCAGTTCGCCGGCATTGCGGCCGGCGCGATGACCGACCCGGTGGTGATCGCCACCCTCCCGCTTGGCTACGGCACCGTGCAGGCCGGCAAGACCACCACCGGCACCCTGCTTAACGTGGGGAAGGCGATGGGAGTGGAGGGGCTGGTGGAAATGGGGATCGAGGGGGCGCTGATCCAGCCGTCCGTCTACGAGTTCAAGCAGGAGATCGGCAGCCCCTACGGTGCAAAGGAGTATATCCAGAACGTGCTGGCGGCCGGCGCCGGCGCTGCAGCGTTCCGCGGCGTGCTGGAGGGCGGGGTTCAGGGATACAAGTCCTGGCTCAAGTCCTACAAGGCCGCAAAGGGCAACGACGCCACCGCCCAGGCCGTCGGCCGCTTCATCGACGAGCTGGAAAAGTCCCGCCTCAATGACACCCCGGACGCCCAGGACGCCCACATTGCGGCGATCGACAAGGCCGTGGAGGACGTCCGCCAGGGGCGCACTGCAGACGTGCAGCACATCGTAGAGGAGCACGTTCCACGTGAAACGGCCGCGCAGCGGCCTGTGGAGGGGGTGGAGCGCGTCCGGGCCGCCGACCTGGACACTGACGCCGCCCGGTTCCAGTACAAGAGCGGGGCGGACGCCCAGGGCGTGACAGAGCGCCTGGAGGGTGTGACGGAGTGGGACGACAGGCTGGCCGGGATCTCCCTGTTCTATGAGGACGCCGACGGCAAGCTGTTTGTGGTCGACGGGCACCAGCGTCTCGGGCTGGCCAAGCGCCTGGACCCCGACAATATCGAGCTCACCGGGTACCGCATGCGGGCCGCCGATGGCGTAACGCCTGAGCAGGCCCGGGTGGTCGCCGCGATCAAGAACATCGCCGAGGGATCCGGCCGGGCCATCGACGCGGCCAAGGTGCTGCGCGACACCGGCAACCTTGACCGCCTGCCGCAGCTCCCTCCCAAGTCTGCCCTGGTGCGGCAGGCGCAAGGCCTATCCAGGCTGTCCGATGATGCCTTTATGCAGGTGGTGAACGACGTGGTTCCTGAGCGGTACGCCGCGATCATCGGCGACAGTCTGCCGGACCCAGCAGAGCAGGCCGCCGCGATCCAGGTGCTGGCCAAGGCCCAGCCGGCGAACGAAACCCAGGCCAGGGCCATGGTGCAGCAGGTGAAGGCCGCCGGCTTCGAGCGGCAGGTTACCGCGGATCTCTTCGGGGAGCGCGAGATCGCCGAGTCGCTGGTGGGCGAAAAGGCCCGCGTGATCGACGAGGCCACCAAGCGACTGCGCACCGACAAGCGCCTATTCAAGTCCCTTGTCGACAACCAATCACGTATCGAAAATGGCGGTAACGTCCTCGAACATGCCTATAACTTGGAGGTAGCGAACGATGCCCAATCAGCCCTTGAAGCCCTCGGGCGGCTCGCCTATTCCCGCGGACCTGTTGCTGATGCTCTCACAGATGCAGCACGGGCCGTTAAAGCCGGAAAACGCCCTGCTAGTGTCCTCCCTGACTTTCTCGCCAGAGTTCGTGATGCCCTTGCCGTGGGAAATGAGCCTGGGATCGCTCCTGGCGGACCTGGACGCGGTGGCCAAGGCCCTCGCTTCGTCCGGGGAGGCTCTGCCAGCAACGATGCTGTAGTTCCCCGTCCGCGTGTCGGGGATCCGGTAGTCCGAACCAGCCTTTCCCTGGAGCAGTGGGCGAACGCTGAGGACGCCTTTAAGCGCGGCCAGCCGTTCACCAGCATTGATGATATCTACCGCGGGGCCGAGGCGAACCAGCGCACCCTGGCGGCCTTTGGCGATCGACTGACCAAGGAGATCGACGGGGTAGAGTTCATCGATCCCGGGGTGAAGAAGAAGGCAGCCACCAAGGCGAAGATGAAGGCCAAGCGGAAAGAGGCCTGGGAGATCACGGACGTCGTGCGCGGGGGGTTCAAGGTCGACACCCCCGATGCGGCCGATGCGGTGGCCAGTCGCCTCGCCCAGGAGTTCGAGATCCTGGATGAGTCCTGGAACACCAACGGCGCCGGCTACTTTGACAGAAAGCTGATGGTTCGCCTCAAGGACGGCACGGTTGCAGAGGTGCAGATGTGGGAGCCCAACATGCTGCGCGCCAAGGAGGAGTTGGGCGGGCACCTCCTCTACGAGCAGCAGCGGGCGCTGATGCAGGGCGGCAAGGTGCCGCCGGACGCCCTGGCCGAGTTCAACCGCCTCAACGATGAAATGGTGAAGCTGTACAGCGACGCCATGGCCAGGGCGAGCGACGACTGGGCTCAGGCTTCCGGCAAATCCCCCGCGTCCTCGAGTACCGCGGCGAAGGCCTCCACAAAGTCGGCCTCCTCAACGATGCGGCCAGAGTCCAGGACGTCGGCCGGGTTGACTAGCTCCCAGGCGCCAGACTCAGGCACCACGGCAGCCGCAACGCCGCCGCCGGCCGGCTCGAACAGGACGGCCGGGCGGCCTTCCCAGTACACGAATGTTGAAACTGCAGACAAGTCCATTGGATTCACCTCTAACGAAAGTTTAGCACAAACTAGACGAATTATTAACGATGAACAATTGCGCCGTGCGGTCGACCCCCTGGCAGACGATCCAGCCCTCCCGCCGGAAGTCCTGGAGCGTGAAATGGCCCAGGTGCGCGAGCTGCTGGAGCGCGGGGATATCGACCTGCCGGACGAGATCCGCATTAACCCCGACACCGGCGACGAGGAAATGGTAGTACGATCGGCGCGAGAAATCTTTGAAGAATTGGACCGCCAGGAGAAAACCCTGGCAGAGATCATCCCATGCGTGAGGGGCTGACATGGCCAACATCGACGATTGCCTGAAAGGGGCCACAGACAAAAAGACGGCGGAGCAGCTGGGGCTGGAGCTGACCCACACCGCGGACGGGTTCAGGGCCCGTTTCACCGCCTCTGGCGCCTATCCGCTGGGGCAGGCAGAGAAGATGGCCCAGGAGGCGGCCCTGGCAGCGAAAGCGGCCGACATCGCCCGGGTGCGCCGTCAGAAGGGGCTGCAGACGCTTGCCATGCACCGGGCCATGCTGCAGGTCAAGGAGCACCCCAGCGGGATCCAGACCGGGATCATGTCGCTGCTAGTGAAAGACCTTGGGGGCCGGGCCGGCTTCTCCAATGTCGACTTTCGCGCCAAGGCGATCCTGGGCCAGTACCATGCACACTTCGCCGAGGGGCTGCAGAAGCTGAGAACTACCCTGTTTGGGCTTCGGCAGGACAGCGAGCTGGCCCGTAAAGTCGTTCGTGAGGTATTCGGCGAAAACAGCGGCGACGATCAGGCCCGGGGCATCGCCAAGGCCTGGGCTGACACCGCCGAGGAGGCGCGGGCTCGGTTCAATCAGGCTGGAGGGGCGATCCCCCGGCGGCAGGACTGGGGGCTGCCACAGGTCCATGACAACCTGCTGGTGGGGAAGGCCACCCGCGAGGAGTGGACGCGCTTTGTCGATGATCTGGTCGACCACGAAAAGATCCTTGACGTCGACGGGCGGCCCATGGGCGACCTTGAGCGGCAGTTAATGCTGGATCGCATGTATGACACGATCCGCACCGACGGCCTTTCTGATATCGTCGCCGAGGGGCGCGGCCGCATGGGGGTGGACGGCGCCGGGCTGGCGAACCGCCACCGCGATCACCGTGTCCTGGTCTTCAAGGATGCCGACTCCTGGATGAAGTACATGGACCGATTCGGCCCCAAGGATGTCTATGCAACCATGACCGATCACCTGCACCGGATGGCGCAGGAAACCGCCCTGATGGAGATCATGGGGCCCAACCCGCACAGCACCTACCGCTATCTGCGTGACTACGCCCTCACCCAGGGCATGGGCGAGAAGTCGGCTTGGTTCCTGGACAACGTATTTGATGAGGTGACAGGCCGGATCAACGCGGCGCGCAGCGCCACGCTGGCCGACTTTGGCAAGTCCGTGCGCAACTTCCTTGCCGCCTCCAAGCTGGGCGCCGCCATGCTGTCCGCCCTGTCGGACATCGCCTTTGTGAACAGGACCGCAGCCTGGAATGGGCTCCCCTACACCCGGATCTTCCGCCGCCAGCTGTCGCTGCTCAACCCCGCCAATGAGGCCGATCGCCTGTTCGCCGTGCGCCAGGGGCTGATCGCGGACGCCTGGGTTACCCGCGCCCTGGCGGCCAACCGCTTCACTGAGGTTACCGGCGCCGACTGGACGGCCCGGCTGGCAGACTTCACCATGCGGGCATCTGGCATGAATGCCTGGACTGATGCCGGGAAAAAGGCCTTCGGGATGGAGTTCCAGGCATTCCTGGCGGACAACGCAGACAAGGCGCTGGCCCAGCTCCCGGCCCCGATGAAACGCGCCTTTAAGCGGCACGGGATCACCGGCGAAATGTGGGACGCGGTACGCCTGGGCGACTCCTTCATTGATCACGAGGGGGCGCGGTTCTTCTCGCCCGATCGCGTCATGCAGCGGGCCGACCTGGAGGAGGGGGTGAAAAAGGACTTTGCCGCCAAGTTCCAGGAAATGATCCTGACCGAAACCAACTACGCCGTGCCCGAGCCTGACAGCAGGGCCATGGCGATCGTCCACATGGGCACCCAGCGCGGATCTGTTGTCGGCGAGCTGTGGCGCGGCGGCATGCTGTTTAAGACCTTCCCGATCACCGCGATCACCAACCACATGTACCGCGGGGCGCTGGCTACCGGGCTCAAGAGCAAGGCCCACTATCTGGCCATGATCACGATTTCCACCACCACCCTGGGGGCCCTGGCGCTGCAGCTCAAGGATATTTCCAAGGGCAGGGATCCCCGGCCCATGGACGATCCCAAGTTTTGGGCGGCGGCCTTCGTCCAGGGCGGTGGTGCCGGCATCTACGGCGATTTCCTCTTTTCTGACGTGAACCGCTTTGGCCAGGGCCCATACAAGACCTTTACCAGCGGGCCGATGGGCGAGCTGATCGATCAGTCGATCGGGCTCACCTACGGCAATGTGCAGCAGATGATCAAGGGCGAGGACGCCAACGTGGCAGGCGACGTGGTGGGGTTCGCCCGTCGATACTCGCCCGGGATCTCGCTCTGGTACACGCGCCTAGCCTACGAGCGATTGGTACTTGATCAGCTGGAAGAGCTGGCCGACGGAAGCGCCGCCAGGGCGCGCTGGAGCCGCAGAGAGTCTAAAATGCTTCGTGAATACGGCAGCCGCTACTGGTGGGAATCAGGGGAAGCCGCCCCGGATCGCGCCCCCGACATTGGAAACATTACCGGAGAATAAGCCATGACTGAGTTGACGATCACCGACGTTACCCCGCGGATCCAGTATGCGGCCAACGCTGCTCAGGTGGACTTCACCATCCCGTTCAAGTTCTACGCCGACGAGGATCTGAAAGTCTACCTTACTCCTGTGGGGCAGGAGGCCGACGAGGCGGCCGACATTCTGACCATCACCACCGATTACACGGTGACCGGCGCAGGGGTAGAAGATGGCACCCGCAAGATCACCCTCACCAGCGGCGCCACCGAGGACGACGTGATCACCATCCGGCGCGATCTTCCGGTCAAGCGCCTTTCCGACTACTCGGATGTTGGGGACTTCCTGGCGGAGACGGTCAATGCGGACCTGGACAAGGCGATCATGATGATCCAGCAGCTCGAGGACTACATGGAAAACCGGGTACTGCGCCTCGCCGAGTCCAACCGTTTGCTGGCGCTTAATCTTGTCATCCCCGATCCCAACGGGCATGACGGCGAGTTTCTGCGCATCACCTCTGACGGCACAGCCCTTGAATGGGAGCCGGTCGACGCCGACGCGCTGACCGCAGCCATCGCTGCCGCCCAGGCTGCCCAGTCGGCAGCTGAGACGGCCCAAGGCTTGGCTGAGGATGCCCAGGCGGCGGCTGAGACGGCAGAAACCAACGCGGCTTCTTCTGCCTCGAGTGCCGAGGCCTATTCTGATATTGCAGCCGAGGCGGCAAGCAACCTTTCCGGGCTGGCCAAAGTTGGGTATGTGATCGAAAGCGCGGTGAATGCCTACCGGGCGGTAGAGTTCTACGCCTCCGCACACGCCCTGGACGTGGCGGACACAAGCCCCAAGGATCTGGAGGTTAGCCCCGATGAAACGCACCTGTACATCGTCGCCAGCGGCGCGGATAAGGTGCTGCAGTACGATATGACTGTGCCCGGAAACCCGCGATCCTCCGTGTTTGTTGGCGAGCTGGACGTGTCGGGCCAGGACGGGCTGCCCTATGGGGTGCGGATTAACTCAGATGGAACAAAGCTTTTCGTCTCTGGTGATACCAACAACACGATTTTTGCCTATGACCTTTCAACGCCATGGGATATCACCACCGCCTCCTACAACAGCGAGAGCCTGACCACGGCAACCGCCGTCAGCCTCCCGTCCTTCGCGTTTTCCAGTGACGGCACTTTCCTTGTGATTAACGACGAAAGCAGCAGTTCACTGCATGCCTACACCCTCAGTACCGCCTGGGATCTGTCGACGGCCACACTGCAGAGCGAGCTTTCACTGGGGTCGATCGGCGGCTATGGTGGCGAATCCATGTGGATGCACCCGGACGGCGACCTTATCGTGGTGCGGGATTACACCAACGGCGCCTATTATATCGAGCTGTCCACCCCCAAAGACATCACCACCGCCGCGCTGCGTGACACGGTGCGACTGAAAGACGGGTTCGGGTCTACAAGGTGGTTCACCTTCAATAGCTCAGGGACGCGCCTCTATACTTCGGACGCTACCAGCGATCAGGTGCAATGCTTCCCTACTGGGGTTGACTATGAAATGGGCAGCGCAAAATACACCATGATCGCCGGGGCGCTGAACGCCTCGCCCTATGGGCTGTGGATCAGCCCCGACGGGAAACACCTATTCGTTGCCAGCGCAAGCACCGCGAGGATCTACCACCACCCCATCGGGACCGCCTTTGATCTGTCCACGATGGGGATCTCGGATGCGGACTTTTCAACCTCATCGCAGACCTCGGTCCCGTCAAGTGTCGTCCTGTCGAACGACGGTAAAAAGATGTGGGTAGGCGCCACCACCGGCGGCGTGGTCGTTGAATATGACCTTAGCACCCCCTGGGATCTGACCACCGCCAGCTATAACAGCGTAACCCTGGACACTAGCACCCAGACAGCGGTGACAAACGTAATGATCGTGAGCCCGGACGGGGAAGACTTGTACGTTACATCAAACCTTACCGGGACCACGCTGTGGCGCTATCACCTATCAACCGCATGGGATCTGTCTACCGCCAGCTATAATGACCTCTATGATTTTTCTGGAGGCATCACCGGCACCCTGGAGCATGGGTTTTGGACCCCGGACGGCGATTATTTCTACGCCCTTGATTCTGCCGGGGCAATCTCAGAGTTTTACGCCTCCTCGCCATGGGACACGTCCACACTTAGCGCCACCGGCGCGTCCTGGACCTTCCCGAGCGGCGCCGCATCCTTGATGGGCTACGGGATCTATGTCGATCCCAGGGGCGAGTACCTGTTTCACGCCACGACGTCCAGGGGATTCAGGTACCCGATGCACGACATGCTTACTTGGTGACAGATGGCCACCTGGAGGGGCGGCAGATGGACGAAGAAACCAGACTCAGGAAACTAGAGCTGATCGTAGCCGAGAACACGGCGACGATGCGGGCTTACATGAGGATGGCGGAGCGACGCGAGAGGGCCCAGGAGCAGATCAACGCCAAGCTGTTCGAGCTTGCGGCCCGCAACAATGAGGTGGTTCACGGGCGCGGGGAGGCGCCAGGCTTAAAGGGCCGCCTGGATCGTGTGGAGCAGAGGCACAAGATCGTGGCATTCATCGCCGGCTCTGCCTTTGTCGCCTGGGTCGCCAGAGTTATCGAATGGGCGGCGAGCAACATGAAGTAGGAGGACACCATGATTAAATGCAAGCTGATCCGCTATGGCAGTACCCCCATGGGCACGTTCGGGGAGCTGCACGTTGCCGGGCACAGGTTTTTCACGGTTGAACGGCCGTGGCTCAACAATGAGCCGTTCGTCTCATGCGTCCCGGCCGGGCTCTACGCGCTGGAGGCGCACGATTCGCAGAGCCACCCGGACGTATGGGCGCTGGTGAACCACTCGCTTGGGGTCTACCACTTCGACCACCCGGACGCCATCCGCACCGCGATCCTGATCCACGTCGCCAATGTGGCGAGCGAGCTGGCGGGCTGCATTGCCCCTGGAACTGGCCAAGGCTGCCCCTATGGGAAATGGGGGGTGACCCATTCAGGCGACGCGATCGACAAGCTGCGCGAGATCCTGGACGGCGAGGAGGCCCAGCTGGAGATCGTCTGGCAGCAGCACGGGGACCGCGTGGCCACCGAGGGGGCTCTATGAACAAGCAGACGCACCTGGACCTTGCCGAGGTCATCAACGCCTATCGGGTTATCCCGCGCCTCATGCTCGCCCTGTACGGCTATATGTGCCTCGACGCCTACCAGATCGCCATGATGGCCACCGCCACCGATCACCAAGTCGCTTTCGCGCAGGTTATTTGGGGGGCCGGCGCTGTGTGGTTCACCGCCTACGCGGCGACGGGGAACAAGCGATGAAGCCGGTCTATTGGCTCATCGGCGGCCTCATCGTCGCTCTGCTGCTCTTGGGTGGCGGGGCTTACGGTGGGTACCAGTATGCCACCAAAAAGGCGAGGGCCGAGCAGGTGGATGCCGTGACGGCCTATGTTGACGCGCTGCGCGACATGCAAAATGAGCTTGCAGAGGAGCGCCGGAAAATTAAGGTGGAATACCGTGAAAAAATCGAATCCGTCCACACTGCCCCTGATCCTACTGGCTGCCTTGGGACTACCATTGATCCTGGCGTCCTGCAGCAGCTCCGCGCCGATTAAGCCAGTCCTGCAGGAGTGCGACAAGCCAGAGCTGGTCGGGGACACGTACCGCGATCTGATTGAGGCCTACTTGCGCCGCGGGGAAGCCATCGACGTATGCAACGCCGGGATCAGAAAGGCCATGGAATAAAAAACCCCCGGCGGCAACAGGGGGTGTGGGGGTGTGAGAGAGTGCCGCCGAGGGAACAAACACGGTTTAAGTATCGGCCCTCCTTCGTGTGGTGTAAAGCCTAAAACGGAATATCGTCATCGAAGTCATCAAAGTTTGACCCTCCGACAGGCTCCTGGGACGCTTGTTGCTGTGGCGCCTGTGGGGCGCCCTGTTGCCGTTGCCCACCCTGGGGCGCGCTACCAGACGGCTGACCCTGAGATCGTCCACCCTGGCCGCCCTGGCCGCCCTTTCCGCCCAGCATCTGCATATCCACCACCCTAATCTCGGTGGTGTAGCGGTCAATCCCGTTGGAGTCCTGCCATTTGCGAGTCCTCAGCTTGCCCTCAATGTAAACCTGGGAGCCCTTACGCAGGTACTCGCCGATGATCTCCGCGGTGCGTTTGAAGGCGACGCAGCGGTGCCACTCGGTGGCCTCCTGCTTCTGCCCGCTCTGCCTGTCGGTCCACTGTTCCGTGGTGGCCACCGAGAAGTTGGCCACCGCATCGCCGCCCTGGGTGTATTTCACCTCTGGATCCTGTCCCAGGAAGCCAACCAGAATCACCTTGTTGATACCCTTTGCCATGCCTATCTCCCGAATGTGACGCGGAAGCCGCCCCACAATGTGTTGAGCCCGCGATCCCTATCCTGCAGGGCGCTAATGTGCTCCGCCTCGATGAATAGCCCGTTGTCCAGCTGATAGCCGCCTGCCAGCTTTCCCAGCTCCTGGGCCATGCCTGGGGAGCCGTTGCACCACTCCACATCGTGACAGTCGTCATAGGGAGCATTGTGGATTCCCACTGCGCCCTCAAGGTAAAACTCCCCGGCCCGGGCATCGGACAGCGCCAGGGTCCAGGCGGCAATTAGGGCCACGGCCGCGATCACGGCCCACAGCGTTTGTTTATCCATCGATCGCCTCCAGAAATTTGATCATGTCCGCCTCTATCTCGTTCACCTGGCCGTCGTCCATCAATATCACGGCGGTGGTATAGGGTCCTGGCCCGTTTTCAAACTCCTCATAACTTAGGCCGAACTGCAGAAATGTCGCCTCGCCAGTGGTTATGCGAAACCACGGTGCAGCCATGCCATATTTTGGTGTCGGACCCTTGGCGCGCCGCTGAATCTCCACCTTTTTGCCCTGTAATTCCACAATAACCTCCTCGATGATTGAGACGCTCCGCGCTCAATATCTCTCTGTTATTTAATCCTGAGTGACCGCTTGCCCTTGGCAAGCCTCACGCCGGGGATATCGTCGATCGCCGCCAGGGCCCCGGGGTTGTCCTTCAAGGCCTCCCGCGCATCCCGGATCTTTTTCAGGGCATCAAGCAGATCCTTTTTCTTCGGCTTCAACTCGGTTTTAACCTCCAGGTACTCGTCCGGGATCGCGTCTGCGTCGACGATCTCGAGCTGGTCAGCTGCCTGGGCCAGGGTGATCGTGAAGTAGGGGCACTCGATCTTGTTGGTGCCTGACGTCTCCATGTTGGATCGCAGGTACTCCTCGAGGCGGCCCTGGCGATTGGTGATCACCTTCTTCCTTGCCTGCAGCCTGGCGATCTCCTTGTCCAGCGCCTCCACGCTATAGTCCATGCCCCTGGACACCTGCACCACCGCCACGGCCTTGTCGTCGAAGGCCATTTGCAGCGAGTCCAGGGTATCCTTGATCGCCTCCTCTGGTAGCTCCTCCTTCTCGATCAGCTTCTGGAACTCCACCAGATCGCCGGTCAGCTCATACAGTGGTTCACTCATCGCTTTGCTCCTCTACGGTTTCTGCCTCTTCGGCCTGCTCTTTGCTTGGATTGGGTTTCAGTCGTTCCTTGGCGGCGCTGTAGGCCTTCTGCAGGCGGACCTCTGCCTTGCTGTCTTTGCGCGCAGCCACCTTGCGGACAGCGGACTTATAGGAGGTATTGAGGCGCACCATGTCCGGCGCACCCTCCAGCTCCTCCACGATGGCCTTTAGCCAGTCCAGATATTCCTGCTCTTTGCGCGCCTCTTCCTCCGCCTGTTTGTCGGCAGCAAGGATCGCCTGCTCATTTTCCAGGGCCGCAAGGTAATTCACGTCGTCGTACTCGCCCATGAAGACATCACCGGCAAACCCGAGCTGCGATAGGCATTTTTTCAGGGCATCGGTGATCGACTTCTTGAAATACTCCATGTCGTGCTTCACCTCGTTGTACCGCTTGTTGTAGGTGATATAGGGGGTGTGGCCAACCGCCCACACGTGGCCGATCCCGTCCTTGCCATCGCTATTGGGGTAATAGAGATCAAGGATCAGGGTGTGCACCTGCCCGTATGCGATCGCGTTACCTTCGGCATCCCAGGCGATCGCCGGGCCCGTGTCGAACCGCTCAGACCCCTCGCGCAGGTCAAACCACCAGCGGCCCCCCAGCGGCCCCCACAACTCCGTTGCGCGGCGGATCAGGTACTGTGGGTTGATTGAGGTACCAGAAAACCCTCCGGGCCCGGTGTACTCCCTGGTGTATTTTTGCGGTGTGCTGTAGACCTCATCCCACAGCTTGGTATTTTTTCTGCTCACTTCGTCGCTCTTCAACGCCATTTTGGTTTCCCCTGATTAGCGGTTACATAGTGCAAATATAGCGCAATAATTGCGAATGCGCAAGGGGTAACATATCGACAAGCGGGACGCTAGGCGCCCGTTGTCTATGTGTTATAACGCTACTCGCTGTCGTACTCGCCGCAAATTGGACAGCGGTAGGTATCAATATCAACATCGCAGCCATCGGCCTGCGTACCGCTCGCAGTATCTACCAGCTCCATTTCTACACCACATTCGACGCAAACCATAAATCACCTCGCGTTATAACCAGTCAATCAAGCGCGACCCTCGTACCTCGGGCCGCTTATTTCCATCGTTACAGCGTAACCCTCACATATTCCACGCGCCGGCCCGGCTCCCACACTGGGATCATTGTTTCAAAGTTCACGCCGGCCATTACCTGGCCAAACATCGGGTGAATGAAGTTGATCCGCCTGTCCGGCATGATGATCCGATCCACCCCCTTCTCCATCTGCCGGTACCACTCAAAGCACACGCCGGCCGGGACCATTCCAACCACTGTCATGCCGCGGCGGGCCATAAGTTCCGCCCGGTGGATAAACTGGGCTTTCATGGTAAACGGCGGATTCATGAATGCGTAGCGCCCCAGCAGGGACCAATCTGTGGCGAGCGCGTCCCAATAGCAGCGAAGGCCAGGGATCTGGCAGTCATAGAAGAACCGCGGATCCTTGGTGATCACGCTGGGTGCCTTGCGGTTAAACGGCGTACCGGCCACGTCAACGTCAAATTTGAAGCCCAGGACGCGCTCCAGGGAGCGGACCACAGCCGGGTCCGTCTCCCACAGATCCCGCAAGTGCGCCTTTGTGTTGGTGCCATTGCGGATAGCCATCTAGTGAGCCACCCCGCCGCCGCAGTCGCTGCAGTCGCCGCTGCAGCGTTCCTTGGCGTCCAGCGCGCTGTTGACCTTCGCCACGTGCTCGCTAAGGTTCATGGCCCAGGTTACGGCCCAGGTGGTCATTTCATACGTCCGCCGCTTGAGATCGTGCAGGTTTCGCTCCCTGAGTTCGCCGCCCTTGCGCACCCCATCGCGTCTGAGGTGCGGCGGGTAGTCCTCCTCCATGAGGCTAAACCAGTCGGGCTTTGGCGGCGCCATGGCCGCGTATTTCTCCAGCTTGCTGTGCCGCGCCCCGCGCTCCATCTGCGCCGCAATCAGTGCCAGATCGGGGATGGTTTCGTTTTCTTCGCTCATCGTCTTCTCCTTGCTATGGGCGGGCCGGAATTGGCCCGCCTTTGGTGGTGGTTAAATGGTCATGCTGCCAGTGAACAGCCGAACAGAGGCAACGCGATCGATGATCTTGGAGATCAGCAGCTCCTTAAACTCTTCGCTGATCAGCTCTTCATCGCGGGCGCGCATACCCCAGCGAAGCACAAAAACCGGCTCATCACGGCTCGTGAGCATGCGCAGGCGCAGCTGGAACGGCCGCATATTAAGATCGGTCGACGGCTGGCAGTTAAACTCAAAGCCCCAGGGCAGCGGGCGGCCGGTGCTGGACTTTGCATTGACGCTGGCCAGGGTTGACCGGCTTTCGCCAAAGTCCTCGACCTTCGTTTCCGCGCTGCGCGCCTCCTCCAGGGTGATCGCCCGGATGACCGCGATCGCCTGGCTGACCGTGTAGGCCTCGTCGGTGGAAGAGATAGGCACGATGTAGTCAGCCCAGTCCTCCAGCCATTCCGCCATGTCGCGCTGGCTCATGTGGTTCCCGTCGATGCTCTCCAGCTGCCTGTAGGCCTCGAGCTTCCTGGTGGCCAGGTCGGCCGTGTCGTCGCCGTGGCCCGGGTTCATGCTGTTGCCGAGATTAAACCGCACCCTGGCAGAAAGTCTGTCGGAATCGATCATGGCGATCAGGGCGGATCCAAAATCCTCGCCCTCATCCACCCTCGTCTCCAGGTAGTCAACAAAATCATCCATGGCACTGGTGGTGAATTGCGCCCGGTACCGGAAACGGCCAGGGAGCAGCGGCTCAAAATCCTTAAGCGTGGTATTCCCCGGCAGGACCATGGCGCGGCCAGCGATGTCCCCGTGCACCTCCTGGGAGGCGGTCACAAGCGCCTGGATTGCCTCGATTGCTTTGTGGTTTTCTTCCATCTGATTCTCCTTGCTGCTGGTTGGGTTGTCGGGCGGATTACTTCTCGCCCTGGTTGGCTACCTCGCCCTTTTTGTCAAACAGCTGCGTCTGATCGGGCGGGAAGAAGGAAAGGGCGCCTTTTGGGCCCACATACAGCGGGGTTTCCCCCGTGTCCTCGTCGGTGTATTTGCCGCGGTCATGGGGGACGACGGCGGCGATCTGGTGCTTCACCATGACCTGATAGCCCTTGCCAAGGCGCGACAGCTCGAATGTGAGCGTTACCTTGCCCTTTTTCCCCTTCTCGCCGTGGTCGACAACAGCCGCGGCCACCTCAGACAGGATCCGGCTCATCTTCTCATCGAAAACGCCGGCCTCCAGGTCTTTAATGAACTTGTCGGTATCGGTACTCACTGGATGCTCCTCGATAGTTGGTTAAGGCGGCCCTTCTTGCCGTAGATCAGGCGCGCCGTTTCTTTTGTTACCGGGACCACCAGCACGAAGTCTGGATCGATCCCGCAATATGCCAGGGCCGGCCTTACCCGCTCCCTGACCTCCTCCGCCGTCTCCCCTTCCATTGTCAGAATTTCTCGCCTTGCCTCCTGGGAAAACTTTGGATTTGACTGGATGCTGAATTTCACGGCTCAGTCCTCGTATTTGGTGCCGACTCCCTGGCGAATGGTTGCCAACAGGGTGTAACCCCACCGCTCAACGCCCGCCTCCTCCTCGTCGTTGTATTGCATCGACCACTTGCGATCGAAGTGTGCAAACATAAGTTCCCTGCATTTCTGCTCGCTCTCCGCCTCGATCACCACATAGCGGCCGTTGTGCTCGTGGCCGCTGCCAAAGGTGAACACCTGCCGTACATCGTTAGCCATCGTCGCCTGTCCTCTCATAATCACGCATGTATTGGTCGGGCTTTACCCCTCCAGCAGCCAGACGCTCCAGCATCTTGTTGATTCGCTTCTCGAATCTTCCGGCGCTCTCGCCGGGCATGCTCTGCAGCATCACGGGGAAGGCCGGGGTGCCATACCCCGGCAAGGCCCTGGGGTGGTAGAGGTAAACGCGCATCGTGTCCTCCTGGGGCGCTACAGGCGCCCCTCCTCCTTCAAACGCTCTTTGATCCCTTCGCGGATCTCGTAGTCCAGTTTCCAGCCAATGCTGGCGCTGCCGTAGTAACTGCGGTCGAAGTAGTCAACCATCGAATCCGAGTTGTCGCGGTTGTATGCGTCGTGGATCTTTTTCAGCACTTCGAGCACTTTGTCCGCCTTCTTGGACAGCATTTCACCATCCCAGCCGCTATAGCGGTCGGCGGGGCGGGTAAACCCCTTGGTTTCAATGGCGTACTCGTCGGTGTACCAGACAAAGCCCTCCGGGAGCGCCGTCACGCTGATATCGATCGAGCGGCCGCCGCTGTAGCGGCTGATCCTGACCGACGTCTTGATGCCCTTGGGCAGGTCGCCGGCCTTGATGGCCTCGCGGATGTCGCGGCGCATGAGCTTGGCGATGTCTTTCACGTCAAGGTGGCCGCCCTCCTCGTATCGCTCACCCTTCCACTCGTTTTCGGGGTCACAATAGCGCGGCATGTAAGGCTCAGGCTCGCGCCTGGGTTCCGGCTCAGGGGCCGGCTCAGGGGCTGGCGCCGGGGCGATGTCGTCGCCGACTGCCGCCTTGAGGCTCATAAAGTTCTCGAGGCTCACGCTTTCCAGGGTCTTGGCGATCGCATACTCGACGGCCTCACGCGGGGCGCCGGGAGTCTGGCCCATCATCTTGTCAACAAGGGTGGCCGAGACGCGGGCTTTCTCAACGGGGAATCGTACCAACATGGCTATTTCCTCCTGTCTATCTCTCTCTCACACAACACAAGCATAGCACCGGGACTGCGCAGGGTCAAGGAATGAACTATTGGTTTTTTTCGCAGGGTCCGCTGGGCAATAGGGGGTCATAGATACCCTGGGACACCCCCCTGGGATCTTTGCCCGGCCACCATTGCCGGGAGGTTCTGCTCTGGTTCCCCACACTCAAACTGTCGTCAACGGTTACCGTCCTGGTGCGCCGTCACGCCCCCCAAGGTGTCGCAGAGACGTTTTTAATCCCTTGGCGCCGGTATCAAGCGCCTGAGTGTGGTTGCTGGCTTTTCTTCCTGGCGGGCACCATAAGACCCCACTGATCACGCTAGGAGTGCGGCGACAGTGGAAACACAAGATGTTGTGTTTCAGGGGTTGCAAAGAGGGGATATCTTGAGTAGGATATTAACTGTCCTGGACGGACACCCCTGATGCAATCCCTTGTCGCAGAGTAAGATTGCAATAAAAACCCCCTCGGTGCAAGCCTTGGGGGTTTTTTCTTGCCTGGGTTTCAGGGGGTAAGTGTGGCCCACCCGTCCCCATATTCTAGCTTGAACCTTGGGATCCAACCGCTCTCATGGCCTTTGTACACGCCGCACTTGCCAACGTATTCGTAGGCCACCTGATAGCACAGATAGTTGACCACAAAGGGATCAAACTCCAGCAGGTTAAAGGCCTTTACCAGCTCAGGCGGGTATAGCAGCCGACCCATGGCATAGGCGCCGCCCCCGCTTGGCACTGACCCTGTAGGAACAACAATCCGCACCGTTGTCATATCGCTATTTCCCGCAGCAGGAGCCGCATAGGACTCGGATCGGATTGGGATCCGTCACTTCGCCGTACTGATCCACCTTGAACTCGCCATTTAGCAAGTCCCGGCGTCCACAGTGATCACAGGTTCCATGGTCGAACAGAAACCATTTGGTCCCGGGCTGGTTTTCAGGGCATCCCTGGCGATCGCAGTGATCCCGCTCATCCAGGGGGTGGTAGCAGATCCCGCACGTGTCGGCCGGGATCGAGGTCTTTCGTTCGTTGTCCACAGCTTCCTCCTGTAGGTTGCCGTCAAGATTGGCCATCTTCCACCACCTCCTCGAATGTGCACAGGCTATCGCGCACGGTGATCGGTTCGCCCTTCTCCACTTCGTTGTAGTGGAGAAGTGCCCCAGCGCGGCCCTCGACGATTACGCCGCTCACCCACTCGCCATTGATATGTTCGACAAGCAGGGTAAAGGTTCCTTTCCGACGGTGGCGGACCTTGTAGCATTTGCCCTTCTCTATTTCAGTTTGCGTTTCCATTGTGTTCTCCAGGTAAGGGGCCAGAAGGCCCCGGGGTTATGCGCCAGCGCCCAAAAGCAGCTCATAGGCAGCCCGCGCTGCGGCGTCTTCTTCCTTGAATGCTTTTGCGCGGTCCAGTCCAGCGGCCTTGGCCTTGGCCTCGCCCATGAACTTGGAGGCCTCGACATAGATCCCGCTGCCGAAGGCAAACCGATCGCTGGCGAGCGCGTAGCCGTCGACGCGGACGGTTGCATTGAGATAAAGATCCTGGGCCAGGGTGAAGCTGTAGACCACATCGTGGCCATTGGCTACCACCTCTACCTGCTGCCCTCCCGGGATCTGTCGAATGTCGACCCCGTTGGCTTGTTTAAGGATCTCCGTCTTCATCATTTCAACTACTGACTTACTCATGGCTATTGCTCCAGGTGGGTGGGGCCCGAAAGCCCCGGTCAATCAAAGCTGCTCGATCTTCTCTACCGCTTCCAGCTTCTCCAGCAGGAACTCGTAGTCGGCGATCCGCTTCAACGTCTCCTGTTTCCACTGGCGAATGACCCCGGGCGTGCCGGCGCCATTGGTCACGTTCTTTGCAATTGTCTTGGCGTCCTCCTTGGTGAAGCGCGGCACAGCCCAGGGCGCCCCAGTGCCGCACTGGCCGGTCAGCACCTCGGCGCCGTTGACGCCCCTCCTCACCTGGGGGCTGATGGCGACGCCATCACAAACCACAATGAAGTTCTGGCGCGCCACCGTGCCCTCGGAAAGGCGCAGAGCCTCGCGCCCCTCCTCGATCAACGCCTTCACATTGGCGATCTCTGCCTTAACTCCCATGGCTATGCCCTCCCCTTGATTGAAAACCCGATCACGCCATCGTCGATGGCCTTGAACACCAGCGCCTCCTGCAGCCCGCGGTCCATGGCGGCGAACTTGGCGCTGTTCTCCTCATTCAGTGCGCCCAGCAGCAGGTCGATCGCCTTGTCCATTTCCTCCTTTTCCTTCTCCTCGGCGAAGCCCTGGCAGCTCATGCAGATCCCATAACCGGCGTCCTGGTCCTGGTCGGCGTACTCGGGCCAAACCTTGAAGTCCATGCCGCAACAGCCGCAGGTCAACCATTTACCAATCTTGATGCCGTCTTTAGTGCGTAACATGATGATTTCTCCTGTCTTTCTCTCTCACACAACACAAAGATAGCACAAGTCTGACGGGGGCGCAAGGTAGCCCGTGCGAAGTTTTCCCTTTGAGTTTGTGTAATAGGTGCGCTATCCTTTCTACGATGGCATATCAACACAGCGAGGACGGCATGAACAGCGAGCAGAAAAAAGCCCTGTACTGGGTAGCCAAGCATCAAGGCAGCGCCGCCCTGTCCGTGATCCAGAAGCACATGCAGGCGCTCAACTCAGCACAGCGGCGCGCCCTGCTGGACGGGCTGGTGGACAGCGGCCACCTGGAAAAGGACGTAGGGATTGGCGGCATGGGCCCGCCGCCCGTGGTGTACACTCTTACCCGCAAGGGGAAGGCCTACCTGCGCACCCTGGAGCGCCGCGGCCTTATCGAGCTGCCACAGGCCGCAGGATGAGCGAGAAGCGATACACCGTGGAGCGCATCGAGGAGAAGGCGGGGAAGCGAAAACGGGTCTACTCCTGGATAGTCCGCTGCCCCGACGGTTCCATTGCAAACGACTTTCACCACCCAACAGAGAAGTCCGCGCAGCGTCATTGTGACAACTGTAACGCCTTCTGTTTACCCAAAGGAGAAACCCATGAGCAAGACCACCAACGACGTTGATCAGATTCTGGCAGACCGCGCCCAGGGCATTCTCGACCAGATCGAGAAGCAGGCCCGCAGCACCCTGGAGGAGCTGGCGGATCAGGTCGACTTCAACCCCCAGGGCGGACACAGCAAGGGCCAGAACCTTGGCACCCTGCTTTTCGGCGGCGACCGTGACTTGAGGGCCGCGGTGCGGGCTTCAATCTTGAAGGGCATCAAGGACGAGCTGCTGGAGCATGCGCTGAGCCGTCTTGATGGCGCCCCCGCAACCAAGCCGGCCGCAGCCGAGCCCGTCGACCCCGAGCCCGACGGAAAGCCGACCGCCAGCAAGACCACCGCCAGCAAGACCGCCGCCGGTGGAAACAAGAAGTAAGCGCCCTGCGCGGCACAAACAGGAGGAGGCCAAGCACCAGCGCGCCCTGATCTCCTGGGCCCAGCGGGTCCGGCTGGACAATCCACCGGACCCCGATGGGCGTTTCCTGGACGATTACCTGATCGCCATCCCCAACGGCGGCAAACGTAGCAAGCGCGAGGCGGCCCTGCTCAAGGCTGAGGGGGTCAAGGCCGGCGTCTCCGACCTGCTCCTACCTATCCCCAACGGCACCTATTCAGGCCTATGGGTGGAGCTCAAGGTGGGGGACAACTACCCGAGCAAGGATCAGCGGTCCTGGGGGTACCGGATGGTTGCCTGCGGTTACGCCTTCCGGTGCTGCTGGGACTGGCTGGCAGCGAAACACGCGATCCAGGAGTACCTGGACGACAAGCTGGAGGGCGAGCCCTATGCCTACAGACGCCTGCAGGACAGCTGAAATCCTGATCGCCGCAACACCAGAGGATATCCCCGACTATTACCACTGCTGGACCTGGAGAGGGCGCCAGGAGCGCGACGGGAACGTGGTCATTATGGGGAAAACCTCCCTGCTCTATATGCGGATGCGCCTGTTTTCGTGGCCAGGGGCGGTGCGCCTGGAGCTGGCGGGCGATCCGCGGTGCCACTGCCAGTTTGACGAGGTAGCCATTATTGGCATGGCCAGCAGCACCGGCGAGCCGATTAAAAACCCGGAAATGGCCTTTCACTGGGAGTTTGTCGCCTTCCTGCTGGCGCAGCTGGGCATCAAGCACGTGGCAGAGATCAACATTGAGAGGGTAGAAAATTATGAGGACAACCAACGCTGAGATCGAGCTGATCGTCACCACCACAGAGAAGCCCGAACATCTGAGCAACTACGCCAGCACCGGCCTGCGCGAGCCGGACATGCACCAATACAAGATCGCCCTGGAGGTAACCCCTCGGTCCCTGCTGGTGCGGGCGATGCCGGCCACCGCATCCCTGGCGCAATCCCCCATGACGCTGATGGAGATTATAGGCTCATTCCCCAATCTGATGGCTGACGAGCGGCTTTTCTCCTGGGTGCTGGCCTGCCAGGGGCTGAGTTTCCACGAAAAGGTAACGATCAGGGGGCTGTCATGAGTAGGTATACGCGAAAGCACCCGGACGCCAAGCTGCGCCCCCGCCACATCAACCGCACGATTGACGAGGTGATCGCCGACTTTGCCAATGAGAAGTTCAAGCAGGGCATTGACGGGGTGATGGAGCTCGCCAGCTGGTGGAAGTCGGCTGGCGCCGGGCGCGAGTCATTTCTGGACCTGTGCCAGTACATCGAGCGGGAGGCCGCCGCGCTGCACGACGAGCCCCAGCGGTTGCGGCTGCAGATTGGAAAGGAGATCCGGGCTGCTATGCTGGAGAGAAAGCGGGCGATCGTCGTCCCTGGCAACCAGACAAAGCATTGAGGTGAACCATGGCGAAGAAGCAGATCGCAAAGAGCAAGCCGCGAGAGTGCACCGCCTATGAGGACAGTTTTGCCCGGCTTTATGCCATCCACGGCAACGGGGCGAAGGCCTACGCGCTGTCGAAGTACAAGGATCAGGGGGCCGAGGGCAACCGGACCCAGGCCTACAAACTCCTACAGAAGCCACACATTCTGGAGAGGGTTGAGGAGTACCGCCAGCTTATCGATCAGAAGCTGGACATCCGCCTGGACCGCATCCTGGCAGAGCTGGCCGCTATCGCCTTCTCCGACCCCCTGGACGTGGTGAATTTCTCCGGTGGCACAATGGTGGTAAAAGACCTGGAGCAGATGCCGGCCTACGCCAGGGCGGCCATTCAGTCGGTGGAGGAGGTACCCAGCGCGGACGGCGGGACCGTTCTCAAGGTCAAATTCCACCCCAAGGTGCCGGCCCTCACCAAGCTACTCGAGTACAAGCAGGGGGCCGCTGGTGGCGCCATGGCCGGCAATCGTCGCGTCCGCCTTGAAATGGCCATGTTCCACGATGGCGGCAAGGATGGCGGCAGCTCCGGCACCAAGGCAGTGGTCCACATCGACTGACACAAGCCGGCTTTTTTGCTAACCTTGCGGGAAACCTGCAAGGAGTCAATGCAATGGTACCGGAAAAGGCCGTAGAGAAGCTGGTGAACCTCCCCGCCGAACACGCCGAGGCAGTCGGCGCTATTGTTGAGCGCCACGAGGAGGTGGAAGCACACAACGCCGTTCTCGCCAAAGAGGTGGAGCAGCTGCGCGGGAAGCTTGCGGCCGCCCTGCACCGGATCTGGCTCCTGGAAATGAGCGAGGAGTAGACCGCCATGGTGATGCTCTTGGACGACAACGCCCAAGATCAGGATCCCGTCATCCTCCCCTACGAGTACACCCCGAGGTTCTACCAGAAGCCCATCTGGCAGGCGATGTTTCCCGCCAGTGACGCGATTGAGGCGGTGCGCCGCGCCGTCCTGGTATGGCATCGCCGGGCAGGGAAGGACAAGACGACGATCAATCTGGTAGTGGCCAAGGCCATGGAGCGGGTGGGGACGTACCTCTACCTGCTGCCCAAGCAGACCCAGGCCAGGAAGGTTATCTGGCGGGGCATGGACAAGGAGGGCTTCAAGTTCATCGACCACATCCCCGCCGACCTGATCGCCAAGAAGAACAACACCGACATGTACGTGGAGCTGGTGAACGGCTCGATTATTCAGGTGGGCGGCTCCGACACCTACGACGCCTGGATGGGCACCAACCCGGTGGGGATCATCTTCTCCGAGTACAG